GGGATAACCCTTAGGGCAACTATGGATCGAAGGCGAGCCGTAGAAGCCAAGTACGGCATACATTTGCCGACTAAAGGAACCTCTAATTTCAAAGGATGGCAGTCAGAAAGGGGCAAAAAACTTTCTGAAATTGCCGAGCAACGAGCAAAACGCTACGAACTTGAAATCAACGAAACGCTCAAAGACGGCGTTATTCTCATAGCCTCCGATGCACACTACTGGCCCGGTATCGTTACCGTCGCCCATCAGGCTTTCTGTAGGTTAGCTAAGCAGCTTAGCCCGCAGATGGTCGTCTTAAACGGTGACGTATTTGACGGCGCTCGCATTAGCCGCCACGCCCGCATCATGTGGGAAAAGCAGCCCCTCGTAAAAGACGAGATCGGAACCGTGCAGGACAGATGCGCCGAGATTGAGCGGGCTGCGGGTGATGCCAAACTGGTTCGCACGATCGGCAACCACGATGCCCGCTTTGAGAACTACCTGTCGGGCCGCGTAGGCGAATTTGAAGAGATGACCGGGATGACGCTGCTTGATTACTTGCCGCGCTGGCGAGCGGGTTGGGTGGTGCATCTCAACAAAGAAACCGATAGCTGGCTCACGATCCGGCATCGACCTGTATCCGGTGGGATACACGCTTCATATAACAGCACCCTACGTGCGGGGGTTTCCTACGTTCACGGCCATCTTCACAAGCTTCAAGTCACGCCTTGGGCGGACTATCGGGGACGCAGATACGGCGTAGATACCGGGACGCTTGCGGAGCCATACGGGCCGCAGTTCAACTACTGCGAGGCTGGCCCCGTCAACTGGGCGTCGGGCTTTGCCGTCGTCACGTTTGTGGGCGGTAAGATGCTTCAGCCTGAATTGTGCGTCGTCGAACATGGTAAAGCTTGGTTCCGAGGAAAAGAGGTATGACCCGCTGCGCGCAGTGCCGTCATTTTATCAAGACTTACGAGGACGAGGGCTGGTGTTCTCATCCCAAGTATTCAGGCTTCGTGGCAGTACAATTCAACGAGGAACGCTGCCAAGGGCGTGGTTTCGTTAAGGAAAACGAATCCCGTCTGTCTCCACCCGTTGAGCCTGCAAAGAGTCTACATACGCCGTCACAATAGCCTCGATGAATTCATCGAACTGATCGGGCGTAAACTTCATAAAGTCGTACACTCCGTTGGCTTCGATGAAGTGCCCTGCGGCGACGGCGGCATCGTTCAGAGCAATCTTTTCATTAGGTGATTTGTCAATCATATAGTTATTCAAACATTTCAGTGAGCAAAAGGCTGCATCTGGCTTTTGTTTACCCGGCGGACAGATGAAAAGCCATCCCCTCATCTCTCTCCGACAAATCGCGCACGAACTTGAAAGCAACAATCTCCGTGTACTTGCCATTGTTCTGAACTCTGATTTCGACTGGCTTGACCAATTTTGAAGATTCCTTAATGGCTTCTTCGGTGTTGCGAGGCAGGATACCGGGGCCGGTCATGCGCTGCGCCCACCATTTGACGGCCTTGTCTCGCGGATAACCCTTGTGGTCAAAACAGACCCATTCCCGGTAGACCGTTAGCCCAGATCGGTACTCAACTCGCATACTGTTAGGGCTCCCCGGTTTAACATGTTGCCTGTAAGCAACACTATTTACCGGCACCCATTTGACCGGCAGGCTTTCGCTCATCACCGGCAGAGTTGAGGCGGTAGCATCAATCTCGGGCTCTTTAGGAGGCCATACGTAGCCGCAGTCGGGGCATTCAGCCGATCCTGCGAAAACGATGCTGTTGCATTCAGGGCATTCCTTGACCGGCGCTACGCCTTCTCCGTCGGTTTTACGGGGCTTCTTAGGGTTCACTTTATCCACAGGCCCGTGACGAGCGATGTTGCCCGCAAAGTCCAGCACCAAGCAGTTTTCCTTTCCCGGCGCGTTGCGCATTCCTCTGCCCATGATCTGGATGTAGAGCCCGGTCGACTGGGTCGGGCGCAGAAGAGCGAGCAGATCCACCGCAGGAGCATTAAAGCCCGTCGTCAGGACCCCCATCGATGCGATGGCACGAATCTTGCGAGCTTTAAAGTCGGCCACAATCTGGTCGCGTTCAGCGGCGGGCGTCTCGCCAAAAATGGTTGCGCAACTAATGCCACGTTTGGTGATCAGCTCGGCAATGTGCGTTGCGTGACTGACGCCGGAACAGAAGATAAGCCACGACTGCCGATCAGCCCCGTAAGACAGTATTTCCTGCACTGCTGCTTCGTTAACGTCTTTGCGATCGACTGCACGCTGTAGCTCACCGGCTACGAACTCTCCGCCTCGGACTGATACGTTGCGAACGTCAAGCTTTGTCTTGGGCTGTTTGGATACTAATTTCGTAAGGTATCCGCCTTTGACCATGTCCTTCAGCTCAGCCTCATACGATATGGCATCGAAGAGCGCGTCCTTGCCGGAGTGTAATAGCCCGGTATCAAGGCGATATGGCGTTGCCGTCAGCCCAATCACGCGCACATGCGGGTTCATCAACTTCAGATTGTTGAGGAACTTTTGGTACATCGTGTTGGTCTTCCGTGGAATCAGGTGCGCTTCGTCCACCAGCACAAGGTCTACCTTCGTAAAGCGCGAGGCTTTGTTGTAGACCGACTGTATTCCACAGAAAACGATCGGCGGGTCGTACTCGCGCTTTTTCAGGCCAGCCGAATTGATGCCCGCAGGAGCATCCGACCAAAGCGCCTTCAGCTCTTCGTGATTTTGGCGAATCAGCTCGCGAACATGCGTGACCACAAGGATCTTGGTATCCGGCCACTGCCCCAAAATGCGACGGCAAAACTCTGCAATTACCACGCTCTTTCCGGTTCCCGTAGGGAGCACGATCAGAGGGTTGCCTTCCTCTTCAGCAAAGTATTTCAGCGTAGCGTCAATGGCTTCGCTCTGGTACGGCCTTAGTTGAATCACGAATCAAGCTCCGCTTTTGGCATGTTTTGAAGAATTTTTACTGCAAGAGTTTTCACTAACTCAAGCTCAGTTTGTGACTGCGAAACAATTAGCGCGTAGGCGTAAACATCCAAAGCTTTCATCACAAGATGAAGATCGTCGCCCGTGACAAAAAACGTCGCCTCTACGTCTTCTTCGCTAATCTCCTCGTCATTTATTTCGCTGTGTCTATCCATACCGCACCATCCTTCATCAGATATTCGACCCAGTTTGGACCTGAGTCTATCTGTTCTCCGGGTATGATGTCCGGTACGAAAAGGTGTTGATCACAGCCTCTGAGCTGAGCATCCATGTCTAGATCCTTGTTGTGCCATTCGCATTTCCAGCCACCCGTTTTAAGTGGCGTACTGTGGATGCAAGTTCGGCACGACTTGTTGCGAGGCATATCGTTTTCGTGGCACATGCTATGGAACGTGCAATACTTGCACTCGTGCCAAGCCGGGTCATTTGAAATCTTTAAAAACGGCCTCGGCGAAAAAATAATACGCTTGGCTTTTTCAATCAGCTTTTCAGCCTCATCGCTGTTGTACTCAGTGACAACGCTAGTGATGTCGCGCACACCGGGGCTCGCTGCCGTCAGGTAATGCTTCTTGGCATCGAAGAAGTGCATATAAATCTGAGCTTGCGCGTAATACACATAGTCCCAGTTCTTGAGGGCTTCAGCATCGCCCTTGGTTGCTTTAAGCGATAGCAGCTTCTTGTACTTTGCCTCGTTAATGACCTTGCATTCCCAGACGTAAAGCGTCTCTGGGTCTTGCAGAAGACCCGTTAAAAGGCCATCACAATTGCCACGGAAATGCCCTCCGATTGACTCGAAGGAGTGCTGAACACCGGGTTCCTTTTCCGTGGAAAGGTCGACTGAAGGAACGGCCTTCAGCAGCGCTGCAACTACCTGTTCGCCCCGGTGTCCATCGTTGATCCTACGCAATCCTGCGGCTTCGATAAAGCCGCGCTTGACCCAGCGGAAACTCAGCCAAAGCTTGCGCTCGCAGCCATCGCCAATAGCGGAAGCGCCCAAATAGCCTCTCGCTCGGCTTTCTTGAGTCTGCTCCATAACTGAATCGACCGCCAACAATGTGCGGTCCTGAAACTCTGGAATCTTGGCCATACCCCCTCCAAGAGGGGGCGCGACACCCGGTAGTGGGTGGGATGGATGCAACTGGGGGTTGCAAACCGGATGCCGCGCCCTTTTTTTACTTCTTGTGACGTTCCCAAGGCTTGGCCGCAGAGGCCGCAGCACTCGGGGCGGGCTGAGGTGCAGGCGCTGCTGCTACCCGAGCGCTTGCCGTCGCAGAGGCGTTTACAGGAAGGTACGTCGCTTTTGTTTCAAGGTTGCCGCTCTTGCCTTCCTTGTGCTTAATAACAACGCGGATTGGCTTAAAGTGCAGCTCCTCGGACTCATCCGGCGGAAGACCGAAGCCGAGCGCAGTGTAAATCGCGTAAAACTGACGCTGAGCAATCGCCTGAGCCTGATCGTTCGCGTTCTTGAGATTCAAGCGATCCCAGTACTTACGACCCGGTGCACACGGTCCGCTCAAAACGTCAAACTCCAGCTCTAAGTACCAGCCGGTGCCCGACTTGGTGTCGCGCTTTTCGGATTTCACGATCTGCATCGTGTACTCACCAACCGGCAGAATCTCCGGAGCCGGAGGTTGTATGTTCTGGAAATCAGAGACGTTTAGATTAAGTTTAGCCATGTTAATTACTCCCCAACAATGTTGTTCATAACGGTGCCGAGCGCGTCGGCAAATTTTGCATATTCAAGCGGCAGCGAATCCGGCAACGGCCAGCGTGACTTGGCCTGCCAACCCGGACGCTCTTGCGTGTAGAGCACACGGTTTCCTGTGCCCACCGCGCGAGTGACTTTCTGGTTGAAGCCAACGTCGCTCTTGACGGTGCTGTACTGCTGGTTGGCGAACATCAGAATGTCGCACCACTCAGCAATCAGGCTCGCGCTTGCGTGGTGCAGGTCGAGCTGATAGCGATCGTAAGGATCAGCCAGTGGGTCATCAAACCGCTTCACCTGAGTATGTGCAAGCATAATTACCTGCATGTTTTTGGTGTTGCGCAAATGGTCTAGGCCGTCGAGGATCTGCCGCCAGTAATCGGCTGCGGCTTTATAACCACGACCGTATCCAATGGCGTCGATCGTTGCGACCTTGTTGTCCTGCGCGACACGCTTGTGAACGAGCTGCTCAGCCCAATCCGCTGAGTCCATTACCACGGTCGCAAACTCGTGCTCATCAGTAGCCAGCACGCCGATCGCATCCATGATGTCCTCGAAAGACTGACACACCGGGAATGCGGTCGCATTGATGGCGTCGAGGCCCTCCTCGGTAGGAATAAAGACCGGGTTCGGGGCCTGCGCGGCAAACGTACTCTTGCCGATGCCGTGAGTGCCATACAGGACGATTCGGGGCGGTCGAGCCACCCCTGTTTTTCGTAGGCTTTTGAGTGAAATGGCCATGTGCTATCAAGCTCCTTTTACGATGGTTACCGCCGTCTTGGCGGGTTTGATGGTTAACGCCTTGGCAAGCAGCCGATAAATCTGCGGCTCGTTGTTGGCGAGGTACTTCACGCCCGTATCGTCAAGCTCGCGCTTAATCTTCACAGGCTGGAGTTCTTGCGGGATCTTCGCGGCAATCGACGCATCGAACATTTCCCAGTCAAGCTTGCGAATAAGCTTGCCGGTAATCGTGACTTTGTATTCGCCGAAGCTATGAGTCTGAGAGCCTTCTTCACGAGCTCCCACAAGTTCGATGAGTTCTTCTTCTAAAGCTACGCGCCGCTCGTTGGCTTCCTTCTCGGCAAGCTTGGCGGCAAAAAGATCGTTCACAATTTCAGTTTCAGTTCGCATGTTTTGATCCTCGTTGAGGGTTTGAGTTTGTCTACGAAAGAGATGCTATACCCCCTTGTGACGGAATGCAAGGGGTGGCAATATGTCACCGTCCGAGGAGGTCGGAATGTCGTTAAAAGAGTGGCTGAAGCGAAATAACTTGACGCACGCAGAGTTCGCTGCTATGTGCGGGT